ACCCATATTCAGGAACGAGTATCGCAGCAGTCTCAGACTATACGGCGAACCTTAACTGGATTAACATTGATACCAGTGCTCTTGCTGCTCAAGCTCTCGGAGCTTATGCTGGCAACCCGCTCCCAGGAGAAGTCCTAGTAGGACAATCCTCTGGTGCTAGAGCAAAGGTTAAAGAGAGAAGACTGATTAGTGATACCTCTGGTTTCCTCAAAGGTACATTCTTCATACCTGATCCAAGTAAGTCTACTAATCCTAAGTTTAAGACAGGTACTAGAATCTTCCGTCTATCAGATACAGTAAATGATTCCACTGTACAAGGTGAATCAGAGTCTAGTGCTCAGACAGAGTACTCTGCTACTGGTATCTTACAGACTCAGCAAGAGACTATTATTTCAGTTCGTAACGCTAAGGTTGATGAACAGAAGTTCACACAGAACAGAACCTTATGGTCTGACCCACTAGCACAAACCTTCTTGATACAAGATGAAGGTTTAGAGGGTGGTGTCTTCCTAACTAAGATCGATCAATTCTTCCAACAGAAGGATTCTGAAATCCCAGTTGCTATTGACATTCGTACCGTAGAAAATGGTACTCCAACACAAAAGATTTTACCTTTCTCTAAGGTAATCAAGAAGGCAACTGATGTTGTTACATCAACAGATGCCTCTACTCCAACAACATTTACATTTGAGTCACCAGTATTCATAGGACATCAGCAGGAACATGCTATTGTTGTTACATCCGACTCAAATCAATTTAAGGTATTCATCTCACTATTAGGTGAAGATGCTATTGATGCTGCTCACGCAGGAGAGAAGATCTCTGAGCAACCATACATCGGTGTTCTGTTTAAATCACAGAACGCATCTACTTGGACACCATCACAGTTTGAAGACTTGATGTTCAAGATCTACAGAGCAGACTTTACTCTACCTACAACTCTCGCCCAGTCTCGACTGATTCTAAACAACGCTACCTTAGAAGAGAATAACGGTGGATTCATAAGTGCTCTACCAAACGCCTTTGCTACAACTGATGATCAAGCATACGTTGATGTCTTCCATAGTAATCATGGTATGCAATCATCTGCGAACTATGTTGTAGTAGATGGCGTTACATCAGAGATCGGTGATACTTCACTTAAGACAGCACTTGCTGCTTCAGGTGTATCTCAGATTACTGTTAATGATGCTACCAACTTCCATCTTTGTATAGGTGGTAACGCAACACAAGCTGCTAGTTTAAATTCAGGAAATACTGGACCAGGTAATGCTGCTCCTGCTGTTTCTGATACCAACCCTGGATTCCTTAAGATCGGTGATGAGATCATTGCTTATGAGCACATCAATACTGGTTCACCTGACTGGGTTATTGATATCCTAGGACACAATGCTGCTTCTGTAAGTGGTAGAAACTGGGATCCTGTAACTAACTCTGGTGCTGCCACAGGTACTGCTCATTTAATTGATGCTGCTGTTGCTTGTTATAACCTTGCTGGTATACCTCTGACAAAGATTAATGGTACACACCATACTTCTACATTTGGTGGACTAACTTCATTGAATAGTCCTCACAAGTATAGACTGAACATAACTGGTATTAAAGCACATAAGACTGTTAGTGCTGGTGGTGACAATGTTACTATCTCACAGAATATTCCTTGGGATGTTCTAACACCACAGGTACAGACGCAATTACAACCTGGAACAAGCATAAGTGCTAGAGCACTTGGTACAAGTGGAACATCTTGTGGGCCATTCCCAACAGGTGTATCTGCTGAAACTTCTTTCCAAAAGGATACTACGTATAGAGATGTTACTTTAAACGATATTAATTACTTCCTTTCTACTAAGGTCATTGCTTCTAAGCAGAATGAAATTAGTAATATGTCTGGTGGTAAATCACTCGATTTAGAGCTTAACATGTTCTCTGACGCAACTCACTTATCACCCGTTGTAGATACTCAGAGAATGAGTGTTACAACTACTGCTAACCTAGTCAACAACTGGACTCCTACACAAGGAGTGGGTGATGAGAATGCCGCTATATACATCACTAGACTCGCCAGGCTGGATAACTCAGCTACTGGTGTTAAGGTTGCCTTATCTGCGAACAACTTCGAGTTCTCTAAGATAGTGGTCATGTATAAGCTCGTACCAGTAGGTTACGCTGGTGATACAGATGACATCAACTTTGAATATTTCAATACTGATGGTCGTCCTGACACTGGACTGATGGTTCCTCAAAATGATCCATTCGTATTCAGTGACTATGAGTATACCTTAGATGATGCTCCTGCTTATGACGGTTTCCAACTCAAGATTGTTCTTCAAAACTATAATCAACCTTATATACCAAGAGTCAAGGATTTACGAATCATTGCATTGGCATAATGGAAGACTTTGAAGCATACGCTAGAGCAAAAGAGAAAGTCATTCTAGCTCGTCGTGACGAGGGTGAAATAGATCCTCGTGATGAGAAAGGATTAATAAAAGTAGAAGACCATAAGCATCTAGGAAGAGATCCAAATAGCAATTGTATCGTTAATACCGATACTACGGCTTATCATGCTTACGTGAAAGCAAGAGAGCAAGCTAGATTGAAGGATCTGAATGTCCACGAACTTAAGTCCGAGATAAATGAACTCAAGGATATGCTTAAGGTTCTAGTGGAAAATAGTAATAAATAATTGAGATAAATACCTTTTAGGGAAATTCTAGAGCATGGCATCAGCAGTATCCAATCTATTGATTTACCAAGGTGCCGATTTCAACATCGACTTCACAGTTGAGAACGATAACGGTACTGAATTTGATATGACTGGCTACTCAGCAGCATGTAAGATAAAGAAGCATTACACAAGTAGTACTTCACAAGCAGTATCAACTGCTATCTTAACCCCAGTAACAGCTGGACGTGTACAACTTTCCTTATCCGCTGCTCAGACTACAGCAATGAAGTCTGGTAGATATGTATATGACGTTGTTATAACAGCTGCTTCAGGTTTAAAAACCAGAGTGCTGGAAGGTACCGTTAGCGTTCTTGAGGGGGTTACTCTTTAATGGCCAGATTAAGATTTGGAGACCAGTCGGTCCCAAGAGTTACACGTGTCGCCACAGGCGGCGGTGGAGGTACTGTAGGCGCATTGGCTGACGTAGACCTTACTGATACAAGTAACGGTGGTTTACAAGATGGTGGAGTCTTAATGTATAGCTCCGCTCAAGCGAAATTTATACCAACAACAATTCTTAATAACATCACAATCAACGGGGGTACATTCTGATGGCATCAGATATTCTGATAAAAAGAAGTACGGGCACGGTCGCGCCAGGTACTATCAACTATGGTGAACTTGCTTTAACAGTAGGTACTGGTACGCAAGCAAACCTAGGAGACAGACTATTTGTTGGTGACAACAGTTCGGCTGCTCAGGTTGTTGGTGGTAAGTATTTCACTGACATGTTGGATCAAGTACACGGTATCACAACCGCTGCTAGTGCTCTGATCGTAGACAGTAATAAGAAGCTTGATGATTTCTATGTTGATGATGTTCAAATCAACGCAAATGAAGTCACAACAAGCACAACAGACTCTGACCTAATTTTATCTGCTAACGGAACAGGTAAGATTGTCATACAAGATGGTCAGGAATTAGAATTTGGTACTACTGGCGATGTAGAGTTCGTATGGAATGACTCTAACGCAGACGTAGAAATTCGTAGAGTATCTGGTGGTAATGCCACAGCTGCTGTACTGGTACAAGACGACATCCCCCTGAAGTTTGGTACTGGTAACGACGCTCGTGTGTTTTATGATGAGACTACTCTAGATAAGCTACGTTGGCAGGGTGCCGACCAAGAATTCGATGCTGGTGTTCAGGTTAAGTATGCTGACACCACTACTGCTTCCAATGTTTCAACCGCTGCTGTCGTAGTTACAGGTGGTTTAGGTGTTGGTGCTAAAGCATGGATCAAAGATTTGAATGTAGATGATGACACAACTATAGGTACTGCTGCTGGTGATACCTTAACAGTTAACTCAACAACTACCTTCAACAACGGTGTATCCTTTAATGGTACAAGCACTGTTTCTGGTACCATCAACCAGACGGGTGAATTTACAATTGACTCGTTAAAGATGGATGGCAATATTATCTCTACCACTGCTGGTACTGAGATGATTATTGACCCTTACCCTGCTGGTAATGATTCAGAGGGTTTGGTTATCATCAAAGGTGACCTACAAATTGATGGTACAACAACGACAGTGAACTCCGCTTCAATGTCTGTTAATGATCCTACTATTGAATTGGGTGATCCTACTGTTGTTTTGACAGTAAACGCAAATGCCACAAGTGGTGCTACTGTTCTTACAGTTGATAGAGTCGTCGGTTTAAACGTCGGTGATGATATTACTGGTACAGGTATCGCTAACAGCACGAATATCCAGAGTATTAACACTGGTCTTAAGCAAATTACTTTAGACCAAGCTATCACACAGAACATCGATCAAGGTGCTTCCATTACCGCTGTAAGGGATGCCTCTGATGGCCTAGATAGAGGTGTAAAGGTACACTACCATGACGGTAGTAACTCTAAGTTTGGTTTCTTCGGTTATGACCGTACAGGTGGTAACGATGGAGCTGGTGCTTGGACCTTTATTGAAAATGCTACTGACACTAATACTGTCTTTGGTGTTACTGGTAATCGTGGTACTGTAGTTCTCGGTGATCTTGAACTAGATACAGACCTTGAAGTTCAGTATGGTGGTACAGGTGCTTCTACCTTTACCCAATATGGCATTACATATGGAGATGGTACAAACGCTATCAAAGTTACCGCTGCTGCTAATATAGCATCACCTGGTACTGGAGATGACGCTACTACTTCATATCAAGTCCTCACCGTCACAGCCGCTGGCGTACCAGTATGGACTAACGTACTGGATGGAGGAACGTTCTGATTCGCTTTATAAATTATGGATGTAAACATCGTTATTAACATATTACAACGTAAAGTTTCTGAGTTGACTCTCGCTAATACTATGCTTGAAGCGAAAGTGCTTGATTTAACCACCAAGTTAGATCAGTTAAATACTATTAACCAAGAAAAACCATCAGAGAATGCTA